AATGTTTTATATTTATAAAAAATGTCTGATGCTCAAACACTTGATTTAACTAATGTTTCTGTACCTGACGTTGAAGTTGTTGAAGATGTGCCAGATAACGAAGTACCTGTTGTATCAGAAGTAGTCGTGGAAGAAGAAGAACCAGTTTCTAGCGAAGCAGAAGTATCAGAAGAAGTTACTGAGGAACCAGTTGTATCAGAAGAAGCTGAGGAACCAGTTGTAACTACAGAAGAACCTGAAGTAGAGGAACCAGTTACAATTACACTAGAACCTGTTGTAAGTTCTCCCGAACCCGCTGCTCCTGTGGAACAGGTTGTTAGTGATATTCGTGAAATTCTTACAGATGTTCCTGCACCAGCTGTAAGAACAGAAACATTAGAAGAATCTTCTGATAGTTCTGAACTAACAGAAGATTTAAAACAAAGAATTGCTGAATTAGATTATTTACGTGAATGCTGTGAGAAATGGGTTGAAGGTGCAAAAAGTGGTCGAAAAATATTTTTAAATTTATGGGAAAATAGATCTATATCGGTTAATCTTAGAGTAAATTATGAAGATGCATTAGTTCAGCTTGAAAAGTTACCTGAATTAATATTAATGTGGGATGAAAGAATACCCTATTTTAGAAAAAATAACTATTTTAAAAATATAAATAATTATAAATTAAAAAAATCTTTATTTAATGAAAATCAAAATACTATACAAAAAATAGAAGTATTAGAACAATTAATTATTTTAATAACTGATTGTGCTAATATGAAATATAAAGAAAAAAATATAGAACTTAAAAATTTTATCAATAATTTATATTAATTTTTGATTTATTTAATTAGAATAAGCTAATCCACCCATACCAGACATAATACGAAGGACATTATAGTTAATAGCAAATATATTTAATTTTACACTTGGTGATGTCATTGCTGATACTAAACCCATAGCTGTTGCATTGTCACCCGTAGATTGCCATACCTTTAATGAACTTCCAATCAATTTAGCATTATCAATTCTTGAAAAGTTGCATGTTCCTGATGGTTGATGTTCTTCTGGTTTAAGGGCAAATGAGTAAACAGCAATAGAATCTCCACCTTGTATAACTGCATCAGCATTCGAACTAGTTGTACTTTGATCCACGAAACCATCAAAATCCTTATTACCATAGGTGGATAGCGCACCATATCCTGTGTGATGTTGCCATACCTGAGTTCTGGTGAAATATTTTGAATCTCTTTTAGCAAAACGGTCGTGACCATTAAGTTTTAGTTGCCAATTACCACCCATTTCATCTAGTGATACAGGACCTGCAGTAAAATCACCTAAATTAAACGCCTTAGTTTGATTACGGCCTCCTTTATGGGAACTTTGTGGTGTTTCATTACGTGTCGTCCATATTAATTCTTTAACCGGGTGATTAAAGTTAAGATTAATTGAAGGTGAATCCCCAGTAATAGTTGTTTCTGTTCTTTGTAATTGTTCAATTAAATATTCATGAGAAACTTGAGCGAATCTACGTCTTTCATCTGTATCTAAATAGATATAATCACAATATAAGTCAAATGTAGAACCTGATGATGTAACAGTTGCCGTTATAGCATCACCGTTATCAAAATCTGCAAGATCTGCTGTAACTGCTAAATTAGATAATGTTTCAAAAGTCATCTTAACTTTTACTTCGTGATATTGAAGGGCAATTAATGGTAATGCAAGTCCTGGATTACGGTTAAACCAGAAATTAAGTGGTAAAAATATTTTATTAACAGTGATGCTTGCTGTAGATCCTGTACCGTCATCTACACTTGTAAATCCATTAACTGTTGTGTCTCCAATACCAAATTCATTTTCATTACCTGCATATGCATCAGTATTTATTCCTAATGTATTTCCTGTCATTAAATGATATAATGTTCCATTACCAGCTGTTACAGCTAAAGAAGGATTAGAAGGTGCAAAAAAACCTGTAGGGTTATATTCAGTTAAATCAGAATATATACGATTCCACATTGAATAATGTTTATCAATACGTTGACCACCAATTTCTATTTCACATTCTTTAATTAATGAATCACCATATCTCTCAAAAATACCTAAATTATTATGTGTGCCGGCACCTGCACTATTAGCAAGTGTTGTACCATGCTCCAAATACATTCTATGAACTAAATCACCATTTCTTGAGATAGTTGCAGAAACAGTATTTCCGAAATCAGTAGTGCCATCGAAGGTCTGTTTAATTGCCTCCATAGAAAAATTAGTGTGTCTTCTATACACGACTTTAAAGAAAGTTATTTGCGGGTTACCAGTAAGGTAGATATCCTGAGCGCCATAAGCTACAAGTTGCATTAATCCTCCTCCCATATTATTATTATTAACTTAGAAAAAATTTTTAAAGATCTTAAACAAATTTATTAATTTATTTTTATTAAAAAAATCTTAAAAGAATATTTAGATTAATTATTTAATTATTTAATTATTTAATTACTATATGCTAAACCACCCATACCAGACATTATTCTTAAGACATTGTAGTTAACAGCGAAAATAACCGTATTTGCTTTTATAGTAGTGCTACTATTTAATTGAGCATTATCAATTCTTGAGAAATTACATGTCCCCGATGGTTGATGTTCTTCTGGTTTGATGGCAAAAGAATAAACACAAATAGAATCATTCATCTTACCGGCACCGGCACCTGTACTATCAAGACCACCAGGACCAGAATGATGTTGCCATACCTGAACTCTTGAGAAATATTTATTCTCACGTGCCTCAAAACGGTCATGTCCATTTAATTTAAGTTGGAATGTACCACCTGCAGTGGCAGGTATCCGTAGAGAAGTGGCAGTAGGATTTCCAGAAGATGTTGTGCCCGAAGTCCATATTAATTCTTTAACTGGATGATTAAAATTAAGTTCTTGATCATTCGAACCACTTGCTGCAATCCATGACTGTTCCTGTAATTGTTCAATTAAATATTCATGAGAAACTTGGGCGAATCTACGCCTTTCATCTGTATCTAAATAAATATAATCGCACCATAAAACATTCGCTGGAGAAGCATCCATCAAAGTTCCGACTGTATGGTTTAAGATAACTTTAACCTCATGATACTGAAGGGCAATTAATGGTAAAGCAAGTCCAGGGTTGCGGCAAAACCAAAATAATAATGGTATCATAAGAGTATGGACATTTGTGCTACCATCTACACCACCCATTCCACTCATGTTTTGAAATGTGGTTCCTGCACCTGCTACCGTATGCGTTGCAGTAAGTCCTGATGGGTTAGGTTCTGTCAATTCAGACCATGTTTCCATCCATTGACCAGAATGTTTATCAATTTTTTGCCCTCCAATTTCTATTTCAACGTTAGTGATTACTTGTGAACCAGGATTATTGGTGCTTATGTCACCTGGTGTGCCTGATATAGCTAAATACATTCTGTTAACTAAATCACCATTGCGGGAAATGATGGCAGTACACCTACCGTCAGTAGTCGCTGATCCGTCCCAAGTCTGTTGAATAGCCTCCATCGAAAAGTTAGTATGTCTTCTATACACGACTTTAAAGAAAGTTATTTGCGGGTTACCAGTAAGGTAGATATCCTGAGCGCCATAAGCTACAAGTTGCATTAATCCTCCTCCCATATTATTATTATAAACTTAGAAAAAAATATTAAAGATCTTAAACAAATTTATTAAATTTAATAAATTTAATAAATTTATTTTGAATAAAAAAAAATGTTAAAAAGATAATTAGTTAATGAATTTTAAAGAATTAGTTGGATATGATTAGTTATTTAGTTGGAATAAGCAAGACCACCCATACCACTCATGATACGGAGGACATTGTAGTTGATAGCGTAGACCTGGAGATTATCATTTGCGCCAGCTTTGGTGAAAGTTAACTGAGCATTGTCAATACGAGAGAAGTTACACGTGCCTGAGGGCTGGTGCTCTTCCGGCTTTAAGGCAAAGGAATAAACACAGAGGGAATCCGTTTTCGAGACACCTCCGTTCCCGGTGTGATGCTGCCAGACCTGAGTTCTAGTGAAATAATCAAGGTGCTGAGCAGTGAAGCGGTCATGCCCGTTGAGCTTAAGACCAACTGCAACTCCCGATGCGTGTGAAGACGCTACCGTTCTGGCATCAGTGCCCGCAACAACCTCGATGCGATTGTGAGTGGCCATTGAAGAATTAACACTCGCCCCATTAGTGCCACGGGCACCTGCGAAAATTATTTCTTTCACAGGATGATTGAAGTTAAGATCAACCGAAGTTGATAAAGTTGATTCTTGGAACTGAAGCTGCTCAATAAGGTATTCGTGGGATACCTGAGCGAAGCGTCTGCGCTCGTCGGTGTCAAGGTAGATGTACTCGGCCCAGAGTTTTAGTTCTGAAAGAGCGACGGTACCAGTGGCATTGCATAACTGGAGATCAGAGCATAATTCTATGATGCACTTAACTTCATGATACTGAAGGGCAATTAAAGGTAAAGCAAGACCTGGGTTACGACAGAACCAGAAAGGAAGAGGGACCCAGGCGGAGCATTCTTCGATCGGGGCAACGGAGTCTCCCTTACAGTGGAATCCCATAGCCTGAGAGACGGTTGGTCTCATCGAAATTTCAGAACCGGTCGTCGGTGCTACAGGAATAGCCGTAGCATATTTGTTGGCCGCCCCCGCCCCGGTTGGGTGCAGCTTAGGGAATGTGCACGAGGGATTCGTTGAGAAAAGTTCGTGCTGGGCGCACATCCAGTGACCGTAAAGCTTATCAATCTTCTGACCACCGATTTCAATTTCTACTTCTTTCAAAAGGCAAAAACTGGGGTACAAGAAATCGCCACCACCACATCCGGTGCTCGGATTCCAGTTAGCGTAAAGTCTGTGGACTAAATCACCATTACGCGAGATGGTGGAAGTAACACGTCCGTTTTGAGTAACGGTGCCATTAAGAGTTTGCTCAATAAGTTCCATTGAGAAGTTAGTGTGACGTCTGTACACGACTTTAAAGAAAGTAATTTGCGGGTTACCCGTAAGGTAGATGTCCTGAGCGCCATAAGCTACTAATTGCATTAATCCTCCTCCCATTTTTTTATTATATACTTAGAAAAAAATTTCAGAG